TACTTCACTGGTCACAAACGGTGATGTCACAATTACCGCAAACGGAACAGGTGATATAATCCTAGGTGCTGTAACAATAGCAGATAACAAAATCACAACAAATACGTCAAACAATAATTTACAATTGGACGCCACCGGCACAGGTGCAATTGAAATGATACCTGCTGTCATCATGATGGCCAATCTACCCACTAGTGACCCAAGCAACGCTGGTCAATTATGGAACGACTCAGGCGATTTAAAAGTAAGTGCTGGTTAATAGTCGTTAGACACACAATCGTTAAATTCACTAAATATTAGTACATATGAGCCAGATTCTGATTAATACAGGTACGGGTGAGAACTCGGGGGACGGAGACAGTTTACAAGTAGCCGGATCGAAGATAAATGATAACTTCACGGAAATCTATAACTTTCCATCTGTGCTATCTGACATCAGAGTTTTAGGCACAAAAATCATCACACAAAGCAGTAACGCAGATATTGTTGTAGAAGCAAGTGGTACAGGTGTCATCATAGTTGGCAATATAAAAATTGATGACAATAATATTGCTCCTACCAGATCTAACGATGACTTGAAAATAATTCCATCCGGTTCTGGACTTGTTGTTATAGATGGTGTTGGATTTACAGGAACCACTATAAGTGCTGTTGATTCGTCATCTATCAACATAAATGAGAACTTGGTGGTAGACGGAACTCTAAGTGTATCCGGTGCAACAGCATTTTCTAGTGCTGTAAGTTTAGATCTAACAACTCTCGGAGTCACTGGACTAACAACAGTCACAAACATATCAACATCAAGTGTAGCATTTGGTGACGGAATTACTGTTGACAATTTAACTTTTAATGATAATACTATTAGTTCAAGTTCAAATGCAGATATTAATTTAACACCAGGTGGTACTGGAACAGTAAACATTTCAAACTTAAAAGTTGACTCCAATATAAATCTTTTAGACAACGAGATAAAAACAACAGTTTCAAATTCAAACCTCGAGATTAGACCTAGTGGTAGTGGGGGGATTGAGATCACTTCGGGTGCGTCTACTATTGGCATCACTACAACTGGAAACGTTGGCATAACTGGAACACAAACAGTGATAGGCCAACTAGACGTCGAGGGTATACAAATTAAAGACAATAAAATTTCAACAGATGAATCAAATTCTAATCTTTTGCTTTCAGGCAACAGTGGCGGAAATGTAGTAATTGACGATTTAGATATTGGCGGCGGAGAAATCGATAATACTATAATTGGAGCTTCTACACCAGCGGCGGCAACTTTCACCACAGTGACTTTTGATCCTGTTAGTGGAGGAACTTTGAATTCAAGTGGAGTTCAAATTACTGATAACAAAATTACGTCAACACAATCCAATGACAACTTAGAATTTGATGCCAATGGTTCTGGAAAAGTTTTCCTAGGAGAGTTTTCTCTTCCTACCTCAGATGGTGCAACAGGACAGATATTTCAAACCGACGGAAGTAAAAACTTAACATTTGTAACTTCTCCAATATTGCTTGGTGTGTCTGACATACAAGATAGAAGAACAAGCATTGGTTACCAATCATTTACAGCAGATGATGTGAACACAGGAGCAGGATCTCATGAAGCAATTATCCATAGCACAGCAAGTACAGTGGATGATTTTTTGCAGGCAAAGTATGATAGTGCATGGTATTACACATTAAGTAGAATGGAAGGCACTGATAGTGCCATAGAATTTGGAACACAACGTTTGTCACTGCTCCAAGGAACCAACGATGGAAGCACTTATGCGGCTTCAATCCATGAAACTGATAGAACAACAACAGGTGAAGAATTTGACCATTTTGATGGTAGCACAAGAGTTGGCACAGACAACCATGTGGAGTACACAGCAGATATAAACAATGGCTATGTAAGACTGAGAGGTCAAGGTGGTATCATGGCAGATGGCTCGACAAGGAACAATGTGAATGCTGTTGCCTATTATAGAATTGGTGTAGGTGACGATGACTCATCAGGCAATTCACAAATCACAGTTACGGCAGACGTTGACTCTACACTGGCAACTGTTGACACATGGTCCATATCGTCTTACAGAGGTGCCAAATACTTCATATCAATGAACAACACCGACACAAACGAAGTGTCAAACATAGAAGCATTGGCAGTTCATGACGGGACCGATGCATATCTTACAACATTCAATGAACATTACAGTGACGATAACAGCATGGCCACTTTCAGTGCAGATGTCAGCGGTGGCAATTTTAGATTACGTGCAACCAATGGTGCATCAGGTACTTTACGTATCACTGTGTACAGAATTATTTTAGCAGACAATGAATCTGGATCAACATCGACCAATGTAAATGTCATATCTGCAAAAACACTCAACAACTCAACAGAAACAACGATAGATGCAAACACTTTCAGAGGGTCAGGTAATCCAAACTTTGGAAGCTCAAGAGCAATCTATGAAACTGCAACTTCGACTTACGACAGTTTATTCATTCACGCAATTCACAAAGATCAGGTAAATGGAGAATTTACTATCAACAAATACAATATTTGTCATGGAGCGGGACCTGATGGCAGTACCCAGGTAGCTAATATCACTGACTCACACGTGGTGAGAACAGCAACCACAAACAATATTGCTGACGCTGATGCAGTTTTAGAAAACGGAAAAGTTAAATTAAAAACAGCTGGTGTTAGCATAGATTCAACTGCTGTACAGAACACATATGTTTTATTTGGAATAGGATTGGGAGATTCCACTGCTGATTCTACTTCAGGAAATGTCAAAGTTCAGTCCGCTGTAAGTGTTGGTGGAAACGCAGAAACAGTTATAGATCATGTAACGCAAACAGGTACCACTGTGAAAATAACAGACACCGTTGGAACTTTAAATTCATTCACGGGTGGAAACTTTGACAGTGTTTGGTATTATGGATTGGTAAAAGATATTATCAATGACAGTTTTGCCACTATGAAATCAACAATCACACATAACAACTCAGACGCTTTTGTTAACACTACCCATGTCACTAAAACAGATACCAGTGATGCATTTTTAAGCATAGATGCAGATGTATTCAATAGTGGAGACAGTTCATCAACTGTGAGATTTAGAGGAACTGGTGAATCTACCAACAACACACTGGCATACTACAGGATTGCACTGGGAGATGACGATTCATCTGGATACGTCAGTGAAGATGGAGCAGAAGCAACTATTCCGGCAATAGTAGTTTTATCTAGTACCACTGCAAACATCGATACTTGGGCATCTAACTCTACATTGAGAGGTGCAAAATATTTCCTTTCTATCACAAACATGGAAACAGGTGAGACTGGAAACATGGAGGCACTGGTGACGCATGATGGGACAACAGCTTACGTTGTTGAATATGGTGATGTCACTTCAGGCAATGATGCCATGTTAACTCTAACGGCAGACATAGATAGCAACCTTGTGCGTTTGAGAGGTACAGCTAATTCAGGAGCCAACACAAGAGTAACAGCATACAGAATTTTATTGGCGGATGATGAAGCAGACAGAACAGGCACAAACGTAAATGTGATAGGTGACGTACAGGTTGGAAACTATGTTGTCACAACAGTTGACCATGTCACGGCAACAATAGACAACGTTGAGGATTTCAGCAGTGCAAATAACTTTGACTCTTGGTCAAGTGGTGCTTTTGACAGTGTATGGTATCATGTCGTTGCCTTTGACCAAACAAACAATGCATTCTCTTTACACAAATGGTCTGTTTGCCACGGAACAAGTTCTGATAGTTCTGCAGAAGCATTCATAACCGATCCTGGAAGTATAAGAAGCGAAACACAACCAATTGTCACTGTTGACGCAGATGTCAATGATGGAAATATCAGAATCAGGGCAACAGCACACAATGATGGGTCAACAACCATCAACACAGGATTTTCAGCTTACAGGATTGGACTGGGAGACAACGACTCAACAGGTTATTCTGGCGAGGAGTCAACCAATGCAACAATAGTCATAAACACCGACGTAGACAGTGCATCGGAATCTTTAGACTCCTGGGCAAAGGCAGATTACAGAGGTGCCAAATATTATATTTCAATAAACAACGACTCAAAAACAGAAGTGGGTAACCTTGAAGCACTTGTAGTTCATGATGGCACAACTGCTTTTATAAACACTTACAACGAAATCAGTACAGGTGATAATCCATTGGCAACTTTTACAGCCGCAATTGATGGCAGTAACGTAGTTGTGTCTGTTGCAGGTTATGAAACAAATTTAAGGATTACTGCATACAGAGTTTTATTGGCCGACGACGAAACTGATACAACTTCAACCAATGTAAATGTCATAGGAGAAGTAAGTGTTAGAGATTATAAAGTAACGACAATAGATCACGTTTTAGCCAAAGTGGAAAACGTGGAAGACTTTTCTAGTGAAAACACATTTGACACGTTCTCAGCAAGTTCTTTTGACAGTGCGTGGTATCATGTAATATGCAAAGATGCAACCAATAATGCTTTTTCAATGCACAAATTTTCTGTTTGTCATGGTACAAGTTCAGACAGTTCAGCAGAAGCATTCATAACTGATTCTGGAGAACTTAGATCTGAAACTGTGCCTGTAATAACTTCTAATGCTGATGTCAATGATGGCAACGTTAGGGTAAGGGTTACAGCACACAATGATGGATCCTCTGCTATAAGTGTTGGAATGGCCGCGTACAGAATTGGTTTAGGAGACAACGACTCAACAGGTTACAGTGGTGAGCAAGAAACTAACATAGTCATAAACACTGATGTTGACTCTGCTTCAGAAACTTTAGACTCATGGGCTCATGCTTCTTACAGAGGTGCAAAATATTATGTTTCTATTAACAATGATTCAAAAACAGAAGTGGCCAACGTTGAACTTCTTGTTGTGCATAATGGCTCCGACGCTTTCATCACAACCTACAACGAACATGGTACAGGTGATAACCCATTGGCAACTTTTACAGCGGCGATCAGTGGCAGTAATGTGGTTGTCAGTGCCGCTGGGTTTGAAACAAACTTAAGGATTACAGCATACAGAATTTTATTGGCAGACGACGAAGCAGACAGAACAGGCACAAACGTAAATGTCATTGGCGAAGTAACTGTGTCGAGTTCGGCCACACTGCTGGACAGTTTCAACACCGACACATATCAAGGTGCACATTATATTATAGTAGGAACAAAATCAAATGACAGTTGTATCATGGAGGCCACTGTTGTCAGCAACGGCTCAGAAGCATTCGTTTCGGAAGGTCCTCAAGTAAGTACGGAAGAAACTCCAATGGTGAACTTGACAGTGACCCAAGTTTCATCCACAGCGGTTTTACAGGCGGCCTCAACAACTGGCTCGTCAACAACATTGAACGCATATAGGATCCACGTAGCAGTAACCGATCCCAAAACTGTACTAGATAGTTTTGCTTCTGCAACTTACAAAGGTGCACATTATATAATGGTTGCAAGTAACACAGCCAGTCAGTCGATGATAGCAGAAATAAACTTGTTGACCAATGGCACAGACACATTCATCAACGCAGATGGAAGCATAAGCACACATTCTACAACAACTCCACTGCTTGAGTTGTCAGCTGACTACTCAGGAAGCACGGCAAGGCTACTTGCCAAGAATAATGTGACAGGTTCCAACACAACAGTGAATATGTACAGGATACAGATTCCAAGAGGCGCAATAACAACAACTGATTTAATTGACTCATACGCATCAGCAACTTACGATGGTGCATACTATATCACGGTGGCCAAAAACACAAACGGAGATGCACAGATATCTGAGCTTTCTACTGTGACCGATGGAACCGGTGCATTTGTCAGCGAAGGTGCAACAATTAACACCAGTTCTAGCTCATCTAACATAATGGAATACACTGCAACATACAATGACAGTAAATTAGAACTACATGGGAGATCGTTAGTTCCTTTAGCTTCATTGACCGTAAATGCATATAGAGTTCATCTAAAGGCGCCGACGTCTGTGACAGCTGTTGTAGACACATGGGCTCATGCTTCTTACAGAGGTGCCAAATATTATATGTCGATAGATCACGTCGACCTAGGACACATATCTAACCAAGAAATTTTAGTGGTACACAATGGTGCAGACGCATATTGCACCATCGATGAAAACGATACGCACAGTAGATTGTTATCAATCACTGTTGCCATCAATGGTTCTAACGTAGAACTTACTGCCACACCAATATTTTCAGATTTAAGAGTAAGATTTTATAGAATACTGTTGGCTGACAACGAATCAGACGCATCAGGCACAGACTTTAACACAATAGGTGCAACGACAGTTTCTAGTTCTTCAACAGCTTTAGACAGTTTTGTTGACACGCAATACACCGGGGCTCATTATGTGGTGGTTGCAGTCAACAATCATGACGGAAGTACGATTGTCGACGCTTCAATATCTGAAGTGACAGTCGTAACTAACGGCACAAACGCCTATGTCGCACAAGGAAATGAAGTATTAACAGATACAAGAGAAGATGGCCTGTTGAATTTCACTGCGGCGCACGACGGCTCGTCAACTGTCACTTTGTCAGCACATTCACAAGCGGGTGGCTCTACTACTGTCAATGCTTTTAGAATTCATATGCTGGCGGGTGACGGGACGTTCTCTTATGACGAATTAGATTCATTTAGTGCTTCAACATATCAAGGTGCACACTACATATCAGTGGCCAAAGACGACGACAACAATGCTTCAATATCGGAAATAAGCGTTGTCACTGATTCTACAAAAGTTTATCACAAGGTCACAAAAGATCAATCAAGCACATCTACACCTTTGATAGATTACAAGTCTGTTTTAGATAGTGGTACCATTAAAATAAGAGCAGAAAGCTCTCAGGATCTCAAAACAACAACAGTCAATATGTATAGAATACAGCTGGCCAGAGGGGCGGGAGATGCCTCACAGGTCAAAGTCATTGACACATTTGATGCAAGTTCGTTCAGAGGTGCCAAGTATTTTGTAAACGTAGCAGACAACGGTGGCGGAAAATTTGAGAATTTAGAGCTTAATTTAACACACGACGGAAGCACAGTCTACATATCAGAATTTGCTAGATTGAGAACAACAAGCTCCGATCTTGTGCAATTTTCAGCGGAAATTGTCAGTGGTGAAGTCAACGTTAAAGGAACGATAAGTAACACTGAGAACCATGTTGTAACAATGGTAAGAAGGATGATGGAAATTTAATATGGCGCAATTAATACTAAATGTAGGAGCAAATGCTAACGACGGTACGGGTGATACATTAAGAGCCGCGATGATCAAGGTGAATTCAAACTTCACCGAACTATATAACTCACCGCTCGGCGCAAGTTCCATAACGATTTCAGGAAACAAAATCAACGCAAATGCCTCAAATGCTGACCTAGAATTAATGCCTAATGGTACTGGAGGCGTGGCCTTTCCAGCAATTAGATTTGATGATAATAATATAGTAGGTACAAGATCAAATGAAAATATAAATCTTCTGCCTGCAGGCACTGGTAAAGTTGTATTTGGCTCTATAGGAATAGCCGGAACCACTTTAAGTTCTGATGACTCTTCATCAATTAACATTAACGAAGGCTTAATAGTCGACGGAACAGCAAACATATCAGGTAATGTAACTTTGACCGGTGCTGTGACAATGGAGTCAACTCTTGAAGTTACAGGAAATACCACTTTAGCAAACTTAACTGTAACAGGAACATCTACATTTGGTAGTAGCGGAATTTCCGTTGACAACCTTAACATAAACGACAATATAATAAGTTCAGATTCAAATGCTGACATTATTTTATCGCCGGGTGGAACAGGTTCGGTAGTCATTGGAAACTTAACTGTAGACAGCAACATCAATATTCAAGACAACGTTATTAAAACAACAGCATCAAACTCAGACCTTCAGCTATCAGCTAATGGCACGGGTGTCGTGGACATCGCATCTGCACTAACAACTGCGGCAGTAACAACAGTAGGTGACTGGTCAGTGACAGGAACACACACAATATCAGGACAACTGGATGTTGATTATGTAAGAATCAAAGATAACGCAATCACAACTAACGCCTCATCTGCAAATTTAGAAATTTCTGCAAATGGATCTGGTGTAGTCAAAATAGACGACGCGGATATAGGTGGTGGAAACATTGACAACACAGTCATTGGGGCCAACACGGCGGTCGCAGGAACTTTTACAACAGTTACAGCAACCACTTCGATTGTAATCGATGGTGTAACAATAGCAGATAACACAGTAAGCACAAATGCATCAAACTCTAATTTAGAACTATCAGGTAACGGTACAGGTGGTGTTAGAATTAGTGGATTTACTTTTCCAACTTCAGATGGAAGCAGTGGCCAGTTCTTGAAAACAGATGGTGCTGGAACACTTGCGTTTGCAACAGCAGGTGCAACCTTGAGCTTCTCAGCAATCGCAGATGCAACAACTACAATCGCCTCATCGGCAACAACTTTATTGAATACTTTTGCAAAAGCAACTTCTCGAAGTTGTAAGTATTTTGTTTCAATCACAGATGCCACAAACACTAGGTACGAGCTTGTAGAAGTCAATGTTGTTCACGATGGTTCAGATGCTTATGTAAACTCTTTTGGATCTGTAACCAATTATACCGGTCCAACAGCACAATTCACAGCAGATATAAGTGGGTCAAACGTTAGATTATTTGCCACAAATATCACAGCTGATTCCATGGTTTTCAAATTTCAGAGGATAGCAGTTGACGTCTAGTAATTACGTTTGGTTTATAGAATCTCCACTAAATAACACTTATAACAAGGATTAAAAAATGGCTTTAGATACAATTAATATAGGAACAGCGGCCAATGACGGCACAGGTGATCCATTAAGAACAGCATTTACAAAGATTAACACTATGTTCACCGAGCTTTACGGTGACAATCCAGAAGCAAACGATATATTAGAAGACACAACTCCGCAATTAGGTGGAGATCTAGACATTAACGGACACAGAATTACATCAGCAAGATCAAACGAAGACATAGTAATTTTACCTGCTGGAACAGGAGGCGTTGTTGCTTCAGCAGTAAGAATAGCAGGAACGACATTAAGCTCAGATGATTCATCTACAATTTCTGTAGCAGAAGCTTTACAAATTAACGGAGCAACAAATATAGATGGTGCTGTAACGGCCACTTCAACAATGGCAGTGACAGGTGCAACAACTTTGTCAAGCACACTTGCAGTAACAGGTGCAACAACAGTCTCAGCAGGACTGACAGCAACATCATTAACAACAAATACAATTTCATCTAATGGTTCAAATGCTGAATTATCTATTCAACCAAGTGGAACTGGAGACGTATTAATAAGTGCATTAAGAATTAACGGCACAACTTTAGACTCTGCAGATTCAACGAAAGTAACTATCGCAGAAGCAGTGGATATCACAGGTGCTACTGACATAGGTGGAGCATTAACAGGTACATCAGGAAGTTTCAGTACAACTTTAGCAGTGACAGGGGCGGCGACTTTCTCAGGCACGGCAGTAGTTGACAACATAACAATAAACGATTCAACAATTTCATCAAGTTCGAATGCTGACATCAATATTACACCAGGCGGAACTGGAAATGTTGTGGCGGCAGGCATCACAATCAATGGTTCAAGTTTAAGTGCCGCTGATTCCAGCACAATTAACATCAACGAAGGTTTAATT